ATCTGTAAAACTAAAGTCAACTTCAATATCTTTTAATTTCATTTTTCCCTCCAAATTATTTAAGAGGCTTATTTTTAAGCCTCTACTAATGTTATTTCTTTTAATACAGCTTTATTTGATACTGTAACTGCTACATCATCTTGTGTTGTATAACCTTCTTTTTCTACAGTTATATTGCTGTATGAATCAGCATCTAAAATTACAACTACAATTCCTGTTGCGTCTGTTAAATAAGATACTCCCTCTATAGTAATCTTAGCATCTTCAACAGGTTCTCCTGAACTATCTTTAACTACAAAAGTTACTGGATATTCTGCTACTTCTTCTTTTGGTGTAAATGTTGCCTTCATTCCATCTGCACTTACTACTGCTTTTCCTACAGTCATAGTACTATTTTTCTTAAATGCCCCTGCATAAGTATAAGCCTCTGTAGCATTTCCATCAGTATCTGGAACTGTAGAATATCTTCTTAATCTTGCTTTATATCCATCATCAATTGGTTTTGTAAAGTCAACTTGTAATATTTTTACAAGTGCATCTGCTCCTTTTTTTTCGTCATCTGCTATATCTGCTAATTTGTCATGCACTAGATTTCCTTCGTGTTGGTCGAAATTGTAAGATATTTCTTCACTATATCCTGTTACATCAGTTGTTTCTCCATCTTCGTCAACATAAGTACGTGAATATTCTACAGGATTCTTAGATTTAGAGATTTCTGTAAATTTAGTCATTCTCAAGAAATTAGCTATATTAGTTGTAGAAACATCCATAAAAGCAACTTTTCTATTTCTAGTTACTAATTTTTCCATCTATATTTTCCTCCTTACATAAAAAATAGAAGACTATTAATAGTCTTCTTCATAAGCTACCTGTATAGGTATTACATATATCGCTGTTGTATCTTTTGTCTGAAGAATTGTTCCTCTGCCAAGACACTTAATCCAAACAGCTCCATCTATCTTTGGTAAATTTTCTTTTTTATTTTGTTCATATATCCAATCTGTAAAATCATCACAAAATTTTGAGTTTTTAATATTCTCTAAAGCACTAAAACTAGCTTGTATAGAAAAATCAAATTGTATTTGTAGTCGTCTTCCACCATCTGAAAAGTTTTGTAAAACTGGATCTACTGGTGTTTCATCTATACTATAAGATTGTGGTTTATCTTTTATGTAATCTACATTTACTTGTCCATTCTTTAAGTATGGACAAGTCTCTATAAATTCTTTTATTAATTCCATCTTAGATTTTTCTTCCATTTTATCCTCCAGTTTTTATGTAGTTTTCTAAATCTTTTATTAAAGTGTTTTTGTTTCTTTGCATCATTAACTTGTCCCATTTTGGACCAGTTCCACTTGTATGATATTTTAAATTTCTATTAGTTACTACTTTCTTTTCTCCTTTTTTTGCCCAACTTGAACCATTTTTTGTAAGCATAAGTTTTCCATAATATTGTACTTTAGAATATGAACTAATATATTTGATTTCGTGATTGCTTGGATAAGTCTTATTCCTTCTTAACATTCCATTTTGCATTGGAACATATGGATTCATTAATCTATCTGCATCGTCTCTCAAGAAACGTATTGCTCTACCATCTTGGTCCAATCCATGGTCTTTTAATATCTTGTTAGTAGAGTTCATTTTTACTTTTATATTAAATCCACTACCACTCATTATTCTGTTACTCCTATTTTATAATGTTGTAGATTACCTTTTCTGTTATCGTCTACACTTACTACTTTAAAAACTTGATATTTTTCTTGCAATATGGATAATTCAAACTTATCATCTATAATTCCTTCGACAACAAAATCATCTGTAGAAATATTAAGCTTTTCTGTGGTAGGTATTGTAATAGATCCTGTACTTCCTTCTTGAAGTCCTTTGTCAATTAGATTAATCTTTTTATTATGTCTAAAATAGACTTTATCGTAATGTTGTATTGTAAAGTTCTCATCATCTGTTGTGTGATAAACTGTTATTTGATGTATAAAAAATCTATCATTCATTTAACACACCCCACAGTACAATAAAGGATTTCCATCTATTCCAATTACATTCCATAATTGTTCTTGTAGCACAGTGTATTTTTTGTTTGAATAGTCTTGTTTTATTTCATCAGATGTCATATAGCTTTCAGACCATCCCTCAATATTTTGTGATTTAAGATTTCCTATCTTGGATAATTTGTCATTTTCTTCGTTGATTAAATCAATAATCAAGCAAGTAGCATATTGCACTTCTTCTGGAACGTTATCTTTATCAACTCTCCCACGAGTATTAAAGTTAATATAACTACTTGCTTTAATTACTAAATTATTAAAATTGTCAGGTATGCTTTCTTTACCTAACAATTTCTTATATTCATCTTCTGTTATGTATTTAAGCATACCTTACTCCTCCTATTCTGCGGCTGCTACGCTTATTGTTGCATGGTTTGTAAATGTTTTACCCTTACTATCTGTTACTTTTACATTTATTTTGTATTCTTTCTCTGTTAAAGGTGTTTCATTTACTTTTACATTAGCTCCATCTATTTTGAATGAAGCATTGTCTACTCCATTTACTTCGTCAGTTTCTAAGTTATAGGTAAATGGGCTTGTACCACCTGTTGCTGACAATATAGCAACTACTGCATCGGCATTTACATTTTCATTTCCTTCTTGTAAACTTGCTGTTGGTGTTATTGTTAGTCCTGTAATTTCAGGGTCAGTTAAACCGACTTTTTTTTTTACAATTACTGCTTCAGTATTAGTTACTTTATCTGCATATACCATTCTACCTTGTAATGCAGAAGCACCAATATGAGCGCCATCTTTTAAATCATTAATAGCAGGTGCTATTTGCCATTCATCAATAGCTTGACACCAATCAACTCCATAAACAAAGTACTCAATTGGTTTTTCAGAACTATCTTTTCCTAAGTCCTCAACTATTACATTAACACCATTTATTCTTCCAACAACACCTTCTCTTGCTAATTCAGCACCTATTTGAGAAGCTGTGTTTGAATATTTTTCATCCGTTAATAATAAAGTTTCTGTTGCATAATCTATTGCAACGTACATTCTTTCTTTAGGAATACCTTTCTTTGCTAATATAGCAATATCTTTTACAATGTTAGAATAAACATTTTCTGCTGTACAGTCAGCTTGTGTAGACGCTGTTCCAGTTAACAATTGTGCAATAGCATCTGCCTCTAAAGTTTTTGCTATTGTATAAGCTCCACTCTCTAATCTTTGAGCTACTAAATTATCTGGTACAGCTTGACTTTCATATCCATCTATTAATTCATTGATAGCTTTATGATTGTCTACTGGTACATTTAAGTATGTTGTAGCACTTTGTGATAAAGCTACACCGCTCTTCACATCATAATCAGATATTGATACATCTGTATTTCTAACTGGTACTTTTACTGCTCCAGCTACAGGGCTTCCTTCATAGTCTCTTGCAAATGTATTTCTTATTTTTAATGATGGTCTCATTAATTTTACGATTGCACTTGCATATCTTTCTTGTCTTTCATGTGTTCCATTTTTTCCTATTGCATTTGCCATAATATTAATCATTCCTTTCTATTTATCAAAATCGATTTCAGGGTGTTTACTTGCTAATATTCCAAGCACACCATCATTTTTAGAGCTTATAGTTCTTACTGGTACACCAGTAGCCTTAGGCTCAGTTGTTTCAAGTTCTTGTTTTAAATATTTTGGGTTATCTTTCAAGAACTTAGCTAAATTCTCTTCAAACTCGCCTTCCATTCTGCTTACTTTAAAAAGCACATAATCAGCATCATCTTTATTAACTCCTGCCTCTAAAACAGCATTTGTTTGCTTTAAAGTATTAAGCTCATTTAGTGTCTTTTTATATTCAGCTTCTTTTTCAGCTTGTTTTTGTTCCACTGTTTTTTGACTTTCTTGCCAATCTTTAAATGCCTTTAATTCTTCTTTAGTAGGCATACTTTTCATTTTTTTAGCAAGCATCGCATCAGCTATTTTTTGAGCTTCTGCTTTCACATCAACTTCAGCTTTTCCCTCATTTTTTTCTGTAGTTTGAGTATCTACGTTCCCAGCTCC